CATTGCCCGACGAAGCTCGAACAACGCCCCTCCTCTAACGCCCTCGCCTGTACGTCCACCACCGCTTGCAACGTCTGCATCTGACGCTCGGCGGCTTGACGCTCGGAAAGGTGCGCTGCGACAAGGGTGTCAATCTTTTCCTGATATGTCAAGACCTCGGCCCGAAGTCGCTCCGACGCCGTGATCGTGGCCGCGAGGGTCAGCCGTAAACGGGTCTGGCTGGCCGCAGAATCGCCCAAGACGGCTCGGGCCGTATCAAGCCGCCCCCGCAAGTCCTCGGAGGCTTCAGCGACCTTGTGGCCCGCTTGACGCACCGCGTGGGTGACCGAGTCAGCGCGGCGTTTTTCGATGCTGTATTGCGCTCGGGTGCTATCCAGCGTGACCGTCAAGCTGTCCACGGTGCGCTGCCACGCCGCTTGCCGCTTCCGCATCCCGACCCCCGACGCCAACGCCCACGCCACGACCGCGACCAAGAGGATCGCGGCCCACAACCCTTTAGGCATAGTCCGACAGCTTGAACCCCGGCACCTTCTCGGGGTCGTTCTTACGCCCCGGCGAGACCTGCGCGTGGGTGGTCACCGGCATCGGCCCGTAGGTCTTTTGCCAGTCCTTGATGACCGACTGCGCGGCGGCGATTTGCTTCATCGTCAAGGCTTCGATGCCGTCGTTGCGATTGCTGAACGCGATGCCAAGCGAAATACCGTTCACATCCTTCTCGCCTTCCCAGACCGCCTTGCCAGCGTGCCACGCCCGCCGGTCATCCGGGACGCAGCGATACACGGCCCCGTCGCGCCCAATCAGGACGTGATAGCTGACCTTGGACTCGCTCGACTGGAGCCACGACAGGCACCCCTTCTCATTCGGGGACGCGTCGGCGTGAAGCACGACCAGCCGAATCTTCTTGGTCCCACGGGTGTTGTGGTTCGGGGACGGATGCGTGACGGGCGGCATTACTTGGGCACCCGGAAGGTCTGCGTGGCCCGATGCTTTGCGCCAATCCCAGCCACCGCGCCCCACTTTCTGGCGTGGTAGAGCGCGGCCCACGCAAACAGAATGGCGGTGCCGAAATTCCGAATGAACTGCGACAGCGTGACCTGCGGCATCGTCAGGGTTGCCAGTAGGCTCCCGGCCACGAAGAACGACAGGCCGACGCGCACCGTCCAGTAGGACACTCTGCTGAACTGCTTGCTCGCATCAAAGCCGGGGGCGGCGTTGCTGAAGATCATCAGGTAAAACGCGCCGGAGCCAATCGCCATCACCGCGTTCGAGAGAACGTTCAGTCGGTCAAGCATCGGGCTTCGCCTCCGGGAAAATCTTGCCAATGACAATCTCGACGCCACGTTGTCCGAGGACACCGAGGAGGAACGCCATCGCGCTCATCGTTTGCTGCGTGGCTTCGACGCCCGTGACCTGAAAAACGACCGGGGTCAGGAAATAGGCACTCGACGTACCCGCCGACACCGCCAGAAGGTTATCGCGCAGGTTCCCGTGGCTGGCCTTTCCGACCGCAATGAGCGATCCGAAGAACCCCGCCACCACGAGCATCACGCTCGATTTGTCTTGTGTCATTGTCAACTCCCGGAAGTCAAGTCATACCCAAAAGTAATAAACAGCCGTCAAACACTCCACCCGCTGGTCGGAAACGCCCCCGCCTCGGTGCGCTCCTTGACAACCTGAAACACCGCGTCATACGCCCGCCCAACTGACCGCAAGCCGTAGAGCCGACGCGCCCGAGCGCGGATGTCCTTGCGGTTCAGGTCACCAACCTTGTCAAGCGCATCGGAGAACTCCCGCATCGTCTGGCACCGATACCCCGTCCGATTGTGCGCGACGGTCTCCGTGAACGCCCCGAACGCCGACGTAATCGCTGGCGTCCCGCACAGCGCGGCCTCGACCACCGTGCCGCAGAACGGCTCGACGTACCGGCTCGGCGCGATGATCGCCTTGGCGTTCCCCAAGTACGCCGCCCGCTCTGCCGTCAGCGGTCCCAGCACCCGGACATTGGATGGCACATCGCCAAAGAGCGACACGTCCCCCTGCCCCGCCAGCGCAAACCGCTGGTCTGGCCGCATCCGGGCCAGTTCCAGAATGAGCCGGATACCCTTGCCCTCGGTCAGCCGCCCGAGAAACACCACCTCGTCCCCACCCGGACCCTCGGGCCACTCGTCCACGTCATAGCTGTTCGGCACCACGAACTCCAGCCGCTGGCTCTCCATCGTCACCCCGTGCCGCCCTTCCTTCGCCATACAGCCGTGCCGGACGGCCTCGCTCTCGTAGATGCGCCACGGCAGCAGGGTGTCGTAATAGCCGATGCCAGACTCGATCGCGGACGCTCCGGCCTTTAGCACTGACAATCCACGGATCGCCGCCGCGTGAGCGTGGCCGAACGGAAGCAGGATGCAGTCCCCCGGCTGGACGTACTCCTTCAGCGCGTCCCGAGCGTACAGGTTCCATTGCTTGTAAAGCGGGGACTCCGAGTTGGCATCGTCCCCGTAGAACCCGCCGCCGTGCGCGTGGTACGAGTGGCCGAGCAGGTTCAGGTGTTCGTCCTGCTCCATAAGGACCACATCCACGTCGGCCCCAGAATCCGATCCCGCCACGCCGTAGTGGATGACCTCGTACCCCAAAGGCCGCAGCATCCGGGGAAACTTATACACTTTCTGTGTAAACGCACAATGCGCGAACGCCTTGGTCGTCAACGTGTGCGGAATGCCCAACAAGTGCAGTCGCATAAATCCTCGGTGGAGAGATGTCACGCGTAGAATGACAAGTTACACCGCTGGCGTGTTTGCGGATGCCCACGGCGCAGGAAGGGTGACCTGCGATGGATTGATCTGCTGCTCAATCTGGGCCGCAAGGCTGGCCTGAAGCTCGGCGATCCGCTCGTCCCCCATTGTCGCCACCATCCACCCCGTCACAACTTCCGGCGTCAGGTCGGCAAACGGGACAAACGGGTCGCCCTCCTGATACTGGACGGCCTGCGTCGAATACACGACCGCCGTATGCCCAGCATCGTCCTTGGCGTTGTACCGCCAATGCACCGTAAAGACCACGTCCATATACCCGTCCTTGTCGGGGTAGCAATCGAACGCGGGGTACTCCCACCAGTACGTCAAGGCCATCGGTTAGCTCTCCAGCGCGGCGACCCGCGCCCGTAGGGATTTGATTTCAGCCAGCATTAGCGGAATCAGCGAGGCATAGCCGACCATTTGCAACTTGTCCGTCCCGTCCTCGTTGACCGCATCCTTCTCGCCATCCACCGCGTAGGGGACGGCCTCCTGCAACTCGTGGGCCAGTACGAACGGCACCGCCATTGGCGAGTCGTAAATGTGGCCCTCGTGGACGTGAATCTTGTCAAACACGCTTCCCGACTTGTCATAGGTGCCGATGACCCGCTTGATGCGGTAGTCGGAAACCGTAACCAGCTGAAGCTGACCGGGGCCAGCTTTGTAGTTGATGTACCCAAGGTTGCGCCGCGCCAGCGAATTGCCACGGTCGTAGAACTGGATAAAGTACGGGTCACCCGACTCCGCGTTGTTCCAGATATAGACCGGGGCCAAGCCGCTCGTGGAACCCGTCGTGTTGAACTCGGCCGCCGGAGCCGACGTGCTGGCGGTCTGGGACACAAATCGGCTGGACGCCCACGCCGATGTCGAACCCACATACACGTCACCACCAGACGTAATACGGGCGCGTTCGGTGGACGTGGCTCCTGTGTAGAACACGATAGGATATGCGCCGCCGCTGTCTAAATACAGACTCGTGCTATCCGCGCCAACGTCCGACGAATGCGTTGAGTTCTTAAGACGCAAGATGCCGTAACTACCAGACCCCTCGACTTGAGCAACCGCCGTTCCGCTTGCGTAAACGTGCAGCCTCTGCGCCGGACTGGTCGTCCCGATGCCAACGTTGCCGTCGTTAGAAATCGTCAAATCTTGACGAGAGTCCGTAAAGTTGAACACCCCAAACCCAAGCGTGTTCGACGTGTACAAGCCAAACACGTCCCCGCCGTCAGAGTCCTGCAACCGCAAAATTGGGTTCGCGCCATATAGGTGCAATAGCGACTGCGGACTCGTCGTTCCGATGCCAAGGTTGCCGGAGGCGTCAATGCGCATCCGCTCGGACATAGCCCCATTGGTCGCTGTCCAAAACTTTAAGACACCATCATCTGTCCCAGCGCCAGTAGAGGTAATATCCCCATCGATAGCCGCAAGCGTACCAGCAACCGAGTTGGAAAACAGAATGCGATGCCCACCGTCTGACGAATTGCCCAAGCGCAACGTTGTTGATGGCGATGATGCCGCCGCAACGTTGGCATTAATGTGCAATAGCGACTGCGGACTCGTCGTGCCGATACCGACGTTGCCATTGAGGTACACATACATCGCTCCCAAGATGCTTGTGTACTTGCTCGTGCCACCGCCATTGTAAATGAAATTGATGAACCCAGTGCCATTCGAATCGTACATCGTAAAATTATCTCCAGACGCCGCGAGATAATAATCCCAATTTGATGCCGTACGATACCGAATAAACTGGTTGCCGCCGCCAAGATAAACGTTACCAGCAACGTGCAATTTTTCAGAAGGACTCGTCACCCCGAGGCCGAGGTTGCCGCCATCCGTCAGCCGCATATTCTCAGTGCCAGCGTTATTGCTGAACACCATATCGGGACTGACTGCGTTCGTCGCACCAATCCAGTAATTCCCGTTCGGGGCCAGCGATGCACGATTGCGAACGCCGACGGAATACGTCTCGCTATTCGCCGTGCCGAGGATACGACCACCCTGTACGTCGAGCGCGTACGTCGGACTCGCCGTTCCAATGCCCACCCGGTTGTTCGTGCTATCGACCTTGAGCGTGGAGGTGTCTACCGTCAGGTCGCCGCTGACCGTCAGCGAGGTCAGGGTGCCGACCGATGTGAGCGAGGACGCTGTGACGCCGCTTCCAAGCGTGGTCGCCGTAAGGACGCTAACAGGTGTACCGCCAACGTTGTCAATCGTGTAGCCATAGTTGTAGGCAACACGCGCTCCGCTGTCAAAGCGGACGTTGTTTGTAAAGTAGTAGTTCGCCCCGCTAAACGTGCCCTGTGTAACGCTATTTGCCGATACCGAGCCGACGCTCGGGATCGCCCACGTGCCATCGGCCCGGAGAAAATAGGTCGAGCCGACGCCATTAGAGCCGGGGACGTATCCAGCCGTGGTTGTCGTCGTGCTGAAGTTTGGCGGTGTTGCCCATAGCACATCGCCTGTCGTCCCTGACGACTGCAAAAACTGACCAGACCCACCTGCGGTGACTACCTCAAACGCTCCTGACACCTGACTATACACCAGCACTCTGGTGCCAGTACCAGTTGTCGTGTAGCTCGTGGCGTTCGTGCCGCCGTAGGCGATGCCGACCTTCGTGCCCTGCCAGACCCCGGTGCCAATCGTGCCGACGCTCGTGAGCGACGACCCGGTGACGCCGGTCCCGAGGGCCGTCGCCGTCAGGACGTTGGTGCTATTGATACGGAACGCCGAGCCAGTTGAGAGGTTGACGTTGCCAACCACATCGACCGCATCGCCAAACCGCACCAGCCCCGTGCCGGTGTAAATCGCGTAGTTGGTCGAGCCGCCAGTCTGCGGATCAATCAACAGGCCGTAATTGGTGGTAATCGTCCCGCCAGCCGTGATAGTTGGCGTTCGGATATACGCACCCATCGCTGCCGTCAACGCGGTCGTTGCGCTAATCACTACACGGGATTCGATTGCCCGATAGTTGGTCACCCCAGCCTGTGCCGTCGGCTGCATCAGCATTCCGTAGGACGTAGCTGACGTAAGCTGCGCGTGATCCGTGCCAACTTGGATGGCAACCGCAGTCTTGCTTGGCGTGGTTGTCACACTCAACGAACCGCTGACAATCCGAATGTCGTCGCCAAACCGCGCCTGACCAGAACCCGTAAAGATTGAATAGTTGGTTGAGCCACCGCTCACGCTGCCAATATTGATGCCGTACTTGGTCGTTGCTGCATACGAGGATGCTGCCAGCAACAATCCAGACGCAATATTGACCGTCTGACCAACCCCAAGCGTGTGCGGCTGAATATTGATGCCAACCGCATCAGACGTTGTGTATGTTCCATCCGCACCAGTCGTCGCAACATAAATACCTTGCATCGAACTGGTCGCAACAACCGGGAACGTCATTTGCGAAATTACGCCGTACTGATTTACACCTGCGCCAACCATTGTACCACGAACATACAACTGCGCGTTTGCCGACAACGAACCACCGATGGCAGCATAACTTGAAACCTGCAACGTCGAAGTTGCCGACAACGTACTGCTGGTCGATAGCGCACCAGTTACGGATACAGAACCCGGAAAATTGGTCGCATCTGTGGCACCACGGGTAACCGACATTGCCCACTTTGACGCCGTACGATCGTACAGACCCCACGCGGTGCCAGCCCCGTTCAGAACAAAATCAACGCCATTTGTGACGTTGCTGTTAATAAGCCGGAACCGCTGTTCCTGCGAAACTGCCGCCGTAGATCCGAGTGTCAATGTGCCAGTCGAATTGACGGTATTAAACAACGGGGTAGCCCCGCTCACCGTCAGGCCAGTCAGCGTTCCAACCGAGGTCAGCGAAGAACCAGTTACTCCGCTGCCAAGCGTAGTTGCTGACAAGACATCCGTGGCGTTGATCTGATACGTCTGGCCTGTCGGGATATTCAGCGTCCCGGTATCCGACAACGTAGCGGTCGAGTTCTGAATAAGCTTGCCAGTCGTTCCGTCAAACCGCGTGATGGCGTTGTCGGTCGCGGACGCAGGGCCGACCACGTCACCAATGCTACCCGTTGAACCACCAGCGGGAACAACAAACGTGGCCGATCCAGTTGTGACTGGGAATGGGGTCGTCTGATTGTCGCTGTCTTGGTACGGAAAAATCAAATCCTCGTATGTTCCATACGAAGCAAGCTCGAACGTCCATTGCTGCGAGGACGTGGAGTTCCATTCAACGCGCCATCCATCCGATTGCTTGACCGGGTCGTAATACAACCCTGTAGCCGCGTTTCCATTTTGGTCAATAATGCTGGCCGGAACAGGTCCACTTGACGTCACAAATCCGAGAATCGGATCCTCAAGTAGTTCATCGTTGCCAATCTCGATATAAAAGCGATACCAAATCTCGTACTTTCCAGTTCCGCTGTTATATCGCGAACGCGTCAACTTGTTGATTGTCGGATTGACACCAAGATTGAGCGGCCACGATGATTCACCTTGCCGATACGGGTTGCTCGTATCGTAATAGATACCATCGTTGTCGTATCCGGTAATGCGCCAGCCAACAGATGACGTAATGCCATCGTTGAGTACGTTGACAGATGCGCTATAAGGCACCGTGCTATCCGTTGCCCAAGCCGACCACGAGCCGCCGTGGTATTGGGTGCGGAACTGCACCGCCTCCACACGATTTTGCGGATCATCAAGCGTCAACGTAACGGTGACACTTGATGCTTGACCGGTTGTGCTGGGGGTAATTGTTGGCGCAACAGCCGGAGGACGCATCACATTTGACAACACGCCAGTTGCCACACCAGAAACTACAGCGGTCGGTGACGAATCAGCCTTGCCACTCGTGCGATGCCGCAGCCGGTAATAGTACGTGGTGCCGGTATTAGGCAGGGAGTCGATATACAATTGGGTAGCCGACGGGACCACGGCAATTTCGTCATATGTGCCGCCAAGACTTGTGGCCCGCTCGACCACAATATTGACCTCCCCTTCTGCGGCCCACAACGCCAATACAATCCCCTGCTGAAGCGAGGCATCATTGGCCCCCTCAATCAGCGCAACACCAGCAGGACGCAGGGCAGTTCCAGACGCCACGGCGGTCGTTGAGAAGGTCGTCGTGGCGATGGTCCCATAGGCCCCGCTCACGCGATCGCGAAACGCGACCCCAACGATGTAGGCCGTGGACCCAAGTAGGTTCCGCACCGTCGTCGAGGTCGTCTGGCGCGGGAACGTATTCAGGCGGTACGGCTTCCAGTTGCTCGGGGCGACCGACCCCGGCGCGACAAACACGTCCACATCATCCGTCGTGTTGCTGCCAATCGACCACGACACGTCCACCGACTGGCTCGTGATATTGGCCGTTGACACCGCGCTGGGCGCACTCCACGCGGTCAGGGCCACGCTGGTCCACGCCGTCCACGCCGACGGCCGGAGACTGGCCTGTTCCGACCGCACCCGCACCCAGACCGTGGTCCCCGGCACCATTGCCGGCAACTGGACCGCACCCGTCGGGATCGCCCCCGGCGCGTACCGCGTAAATGCTACGCCGTTGGTCGTCGGCGTCGTGCTGGACGCCGCGTATTCGACGGCAACGGCGATGTTCCCCGCCGTATTGAGCGTGGCCGCATTCGTAATGGTGAACTGCGCGATCCGGCGTGGGTCGATGGTTGATGCCGCAAGGCTGACCGTGGCCGCCGTCGCGGGCTGGCTTGCGGCTCCCGAGTCCACCAGCTTGAACACCGGCCCCTCGGGACGCTCAACACGCCGGACGATTTGTGCGATCCGCGAACCAATCGTGGACTCCCCAATCCGATAGTTCAGGTTCGGGTAGTAGCCGACGTTGACATACACCTCGTCACCGACCTGCGCCGCCGCCGCTGCGCTGGTCCGTAGAACGGGGATCTCGATGCTTGGCGCACCGCGCCCGAAGCGATCAAACCCTTCCAGAGCGATAGAACGCCCGAAAGATTGCGTGTCGGGGGTAAACGACGCCGCATCGTGGACCATACCGGGAATGTCGTAGTCCACAACCCGAGTCGAATACGTAGACGTATCGCCCGTCTCAAGCACGACGCGTTTACGTCCAATACGTATGCCGTCAGGTGGAGGAGTCTCGGTCGAATCCTTGACCGAGATGAACGGCGCATACGTCTGCTGGGCAATTGCAAAAGCCGTGACCACCGTGCCTTCGTCAATCGACCAGATAGGCGGCGGGCTGTCCCCCTGCACGTCAGCCGTGTTGATCGTGTACGTCGGCAGGGTATCCGTGCGCCGACGGGTCAGGAAGAACTCCTGCTCCCCCGACGTATTGGTCCGCGTGGCAAAGCCAAACGGTCCAAAGACCGCGCTGGTCAGGAAATCGGCCAGCGGCTGCGCCTCGGAGATGCGGCCAGCCAGTCGCGTTGTCGGCCCGAGCGCATTGGTGATAGTCGTTGCCGATGCCGCGTTGTATGCGATTCCCGCGCACGTAAACAGCTTGGTCGCCAACTCGACGGGATGCAGGTCAAAATAGACCGGGGACACATCTGACACCTCGGCCTGAATGCCGCGCACCCGCAGATACGCGCCAGCCGTTGGCGTCCACGTCGGCGCGGTCGCATTCAACTGGACAAACATCCGCTTCTGCGTGGCGTCATACGTCTGCTCACCAAACGCCGCGTCCGGGTTGTACTTGGGACTGGCCCATCCCCGGATGGTGCCGTTCCACTTGACGCCTGTTGAGATGTCCTCGATGATCGCCGTAACCATTGGATACGACATCACCGTGTCGCGGTCATTAATGCCGTTGAAGTTCGTCCCCGTCAGGCTGGCGTCCTTATTCGCCATCTCAAGGAAGTCGCGCATCGCGTCCCACATATACGTCCCGACCACCGTCGTGCGCTGAAACTTCGGCGGTAGGTATCCGGCGACAAACTCCAACGCGACGACGCTGCCCTGCTTTTCGAGGAACTTGAACTCAAAGCCGCCCGAGTCGATGGCGACCTGATTAGCACCGAGCGGCGTTCCACCAAACCCGTTGATGACCGGCCCACCAAACAGGCACCCACGCTGCGGGAACGCGGTCTGCTCGGCCAGCGTGGACCACGTAAACGCCTGATAGCTGGTCTCGATACGGCGCGTGTCTGAGATCGTAAACGCGTACCGCACCGCGTCAACCTGCTCAATCCCCGTCAGGTAGCCCGCTTGCCAGACGGTCGGCCACGTTGCGCCGTCATCCGTGGACACCTCCACGAAGGCCCGACGCGAAAGCAGATGCGGACGGCCGCTTGACGCCGACGAGTCGTATAGCTGGCTGGTGATGGCCCGCAGGGTGCCAGTAGCGTCCGAGCCGGTGACTACGTCAACCACCTCGACGACATACGCCCCGGTGCGCACCGATCCCGTGAGCAGGTCCACTTCCTGCCCATCCCCATTCGGTGGCGCGGCGATGTACGGGTTTGTGCCACCACGAACCGAGGTAAAGGTCAGCGCGTCCGCAGTATTGGCCGCGTTGCGAATCCGTAAGCGATAGGCTTGTGCTGGCATCAGTTATCTGGTCAGTCGTAAATGCAAAGCATCGCGGACGGACTGCCCGCAATGTTGATCAGCGTGAACGACATCGAATACAGCAGGGCCGTCTTGTCCGTCAGCGTGATGGTCACGTCACCATCGGGCGCGAGGCAACAGGTTGCATAGGTCCGCGAGGCGTTGTCGCCAGTCGCCACCGACACCGTCCCACCGCCAAGCAGGTGCGCCTGACAGCGGAGCATCGTTGCCATCGACGTATTGGGGATGTCGTTCATCGTGAAGGACGCCCCGTAATCTGTGCGGAACGTGAACATCGACCGCGCCCCGGTTCCGAGCGCAACTGCCGCCGCACCGACGGGCCGCTGGAACGGCACCCAATCCGCAAACCGCGACCCCACCCCGCTGGCGATGGCCGTCGTGCCGTTATCAAGCGTGGCCGAGGTGCCGTCATTGAACGTGATACTTGCCATCAGCCCACCCTCCCACGGCTATTTGCCTTCGTAATCAACTCCTGCATCGCCCGCTGCGCCGTCGGATCGTTCGGGCCGATGATAGTCACGTTCGTGGATGAGCGCGGCGTCATCCCAGCGGCGGTCGTGGCAGAGGTCGAACCAAACACAATCTGCGTGGTCTGACCGCTTCCCATCCCGCCGCCAAAGCTCACGAACGAGGATGCCGACCCTCCACCACGACTTCCACCACCGAACATCCCACGCGCCGCCCCCTTCAGGGCCGCGCCGATGCCGATCATCGCCAAGGATGCGGTCAGCGCACCACCGGGAATCAGGCTCGCCAAACTTGTCACGATGCTATTCATCAGGTTGGCAAACACCGCGCTCTGCGTCCCGAACTGAATCATTGCGTCACCAAGACCAGCCAATAGCGTCCCGGACAACGCCTTGAACCCCTCGCCAATTTTACCTGTGGCGACCGCGTTCTCGATACCCGCCACAATGCCCGTGGTCAGCGCGGTGCTAATGCTCATCGCCAACGTCTGCTCCAACTGCATCGCCGCTTCAGCCGCCGCTCGCTGCGCTTCTGATAAAACCGGCCCGATTGCCTCTGGAATGCGCTTCCGCATCTGCTCGGCGGTCTCGGTAGGACGCCGCCCAATACCGCCCGCGCCAGCACCCCCTCCGGGTAACTGACGAAGGCGACCACCGGCGAGCGGCGATCCGGCACCAATCTCCGCTCCTGCCTCAAAACGCCCAGCCAACTGACGCGCCCGGAGGAGACTGCGCTCCTTGGCCTCCAAATTGGCAATCTGGGACGCAAGGCTGGACACCTGCACGGTCAACTGATTGTAGGCGCGTTCCTGCGCGGACGCCACGTACACCGCATTCTGTCCAGCACCGAGATGCCCACGCTCGGTGATGACAAACTCGTCAAGCTGTTTCTTCAGCCGCGCATACGTTTCGCGCAGGTCGTCCAGACCACCAACAAACTCACCGCTGGTCAGGTCCAGAATACCCTGCTGCACATCTCGCAGTTCTTTATTGATTCCGGCGATGTCACCGCCGAGGACCATTGAGCGCAATGCCTTCTGCGTCTCCTCGGCCAACTTTTTGGCTTCGTCTCTGGCCCTGCTAAACGAGGTAGCCGCCGCAACCGCGAATCCGAGGACAGCACCAACCGCCAAGCCCGTTGGACCAAACATCATTGCAATCTGCGAACCTGCCTCAACAATGCGCGTTCCGGCATCAGCCGTGAGCGATCCCGTGCGAGCCATCGAGTTGCCAACAGCCGCAAACCCAATCGCTGCCTTGGCCGCTCTTGAACCGCTGATTTCCGTGGCCTGACCAGCATCCTGCATCGCCCGCCCAGTCTGCGTCACGGACTGCGTCGTGGCTTTCAGGTCGGTGGCGGTCGCAGCGGCTTCCTTCCGCAGACGCCCAAGCGCGGCTTGAACGACCGCCGCGCCTTCTTCCTTGACCAGCATCTCAACGGAGAATACTCGCATCCCTTACTCCTTGTGTTCGGCCTTGGCGAGGGCCTGTTCCATCCGTTGAGACAGCGCGGTCAGTCGCTCCCGCGTCTGGTCGAACATCTGCGACAACGCACCCGCCGCTTTGAGGTACCGCATCTCCATCTTCTGCAAGTCCTGCGGCTGATGGAACGCGACGGCGATCATCCCTGCCAAATCGGTGCGATCGCCCAGCCGCCTAACCGATGCCTCGCGCTCCATCGTCCGCAACTCGGCCCACGTCCACAGCGTCAACGCGAACGACTCTCCAGCAACCGCCTCAACCCCGCGACCCGTGCAGGTGGCCGTCTCGACCACCACCCGCCGGATGTACTGCTCCGCGTCCCAGCGTACCGCGACGGAGGCCGAAGCTCCCGCCGCCTCGGTCAGTTTTTTTCCGACCGCTCCGCAAGCAACGCCTCAACCTCAACCACCTGCCCACGGCTCAACTGCACCAGCGCAGCCACCTGATCCACGGACAAGCTGGCAATCTCTTCTGCCGTCAACTCCGGGCACGACCCCTTGATAATGTCAAGGAGCGCACCAAGCATCGCCTCCCCATTATCCTCGACGGATTGCAGGGCGGCGATGCGATGGGCCGAGGCCCCGGTCAGCGGCTTCACGACAATCTCGCGCCCGAACAGCTTCACTCGCGGAAGGCGGCTCGGGTTTGTCAGGGCGTCAAGATCGAGGATGGTCATCAGACGGCGTCCAGATACTCGATGCGGTACGGGGCGTCACCGACGTTGGTGTAGCCGGTCACGCTGGTATCGAGCCTCGCCTCAATCTCGATGGCGATGGCGATCTCGGCCCCATCCTGCGAGGTGATGTCGTACTTGGTGCACAGGGCAGACTTGAGGAACACCTGCACGAACTTCCCGTTGCCGCGAAGCCAGATGGCCCGCACGTCGGTCAGGTAGTCGCCAGCCACGAGGAGGTTTCCGGCCCGCTGCGGAGCGTAGGACACGCTCGCGCCAGACCAGCCACCGGCGGCGAGAATCGCCACGGACCCCGTCGCGCCATCGGCCCCCGGCTCAATCTGGGTGACGTTGGTCGTCGAAAGCTGAATGACGGTGCCGGAAATCTTCGGCATCTGCGTCATCTTGCGGTCAAGGAGCTTGACGGGCGACCGCTTGCCGTCAAAGTCGATGTTGCGGTACGTCAGACCCGGATCAAACTTCAGGCCCCCGGCGAACGCGCCAAACTTGTTGGCCCCGGCGTACAGGACGCCGGAGTCGATGACAACGTCATCTGGGAACGTGGTGGAAAAGCCAGTCAGCGGTGCAGTCATTGGGGTATCCTACGGATGGAGGTGGTACACGGGAAAGTTAAGCGCGAGAAGTGAGAACAACAGGCCACAGGTACAACTCGTAGTTGGCAACTACCGCCACAACCGAGCTATCGGCGGGGTCCGTCAACTGCGGAACCGTCTGCCGCGTCCGTCCCCGGCCAACAATCAGACCAGAGGACCGCGCCGTCAACGAAGTCATCGCCTGATCCACAATGTCCATCGCGGACTCGACAAGCGGCAACTGGCTGTCCGGCTTGCCAACCCCCTGCACCTCAAGGATGGCGGTCTCGCGGTAGCCGTTGTACGCTGGAAGGCTGGTGCGGTCGAGCCGGAGCGTCAGGTACGGAAACACGGGGTCAGCCGGGGCCGCCCTGACCCAAATGCGCGTCCCAACAAAGCCCGCCAGCGTGTCCGTGGACGGCGAGACGTAGTCAATCAGGTGCTTCCGCAGGGTGCCGTAGATTTGCGTTGTCGAGGCCGTGGACGGCAACGTCAAGCTCGACGGCACCACGTATTTCGGCAGGGTCACTTGACAGCCCTCCCACGCTCAAGGAACCGATTCAGGACGCGGTTGTACGTGTCAACCATCTGCTTTGCTGACTCTATTGCGACCGGCTTGAAAATCTCGACCCGCTCCCATTTGCGCGAGAACAGGTTGTGGTGCCCCATCTCCCACGCCAGCGCAATCTTGCCAACCATCGTCCGAGGAGTCGCCGACTTGCTGACCTTCTTGCCGCGCTTGGCCTTGGCGACCGCCGGGATGCCGTCGGGAATGCCGACCTTACTGGACCAGCCGTTGCCCGTGAACATCGGCTCTTCTCGCTGCACGTGCTGGACGATCTGGGCGGTCGAGCGGAACGCCTGACTCGTGTAGTAGCCCTTCATAAACCGCCGCTTGAGGTTGCCCTCGTACACGTTGGCGGCGGCGTCCAACGCCTTCCGCGACGCGTCCCGGTACGCCTTCAGGAACTGCGGCGACATATCGGTGACCTTGACGCTCACGCGGCCCCCGTCAAGCTGGCCTGAAGGCTCTGCAAGGCGTCCGCAAAGGTCGGCCCGGAGCGCGTCACGCTGCGCTCGCCGTCAATCCAGCGCAGGGCCACGCCGACGTTGCCAATCGGGTACGCCTCCACAATGCCCCCGTGCTGGCCCACAAATGCCTCAAGACGCGACGAATCGGACGGCCAGACACCACGTGACCGAATATCCTGACCACACATCTGCCGCGCATCAAGGCCGTGGATCATCGAATGAACCCCACCGCCGAAAGCGTCAGGCTGGTTGCCGTGACCGCCGTCGTGTCCGTTTCGTTCCGCACATAGACGGAAATGGTATCGTTGGCCGCCGTCGGGATAAGACCAGTCACCGAGAATCCATACCCATTGTTCGAGTTGGACAGGATAGCCGAGACGTGAATCCCCGTAATGGCGGTCCCGTTCTTGGCAAACGTCAGGCCGAATGTCTTGTTGTTGGACCCACAGACCAACTCAACGTTTGCCGTGACCAGCAACACCTGATTGACAGCCTTGGTCGCCCGCAGTTCGTTGTTCGATGCCTGACTGAACCCGTCCTGACCGAGCGACGTATCGAGCGCGGTCGTACCGGCGAGCTTGTACCACGTGTTCGTGGCCGCAAACGTGGTCTGCGCCGAGGCGGTCAGGTCCAACTGGCCGCGACTCGGGAACAGACTCACGACCACGTCCCGGATGTCCTCTGGGCTAATCAGGCCAGTCGTGTTGTCCGGCAACTGCGCGAGCAGCGCGGAAAGAACCTTCGGGGTCTCGGCCATCAGTCGTATCCCTCGTCAAAGCCAGTTGTGAACGCGCTGGCCGCGTCCACCAGATGCACCCCGTCAGCCACCGCGTCAGGATCGGACGCGATAAACTCGGCATAGGCCGTCGGGTCCACTTCCTCCAACATCAACTGCTTGCACATCAACTGGCGCACCGGCACCACACTTCGCACAAAATAAATCACCGACGCGCCTTCCTCTTTGACCACGCCAAACGGGTCCACCGGGACGTAATCGGCCACCGTCGCCATCAACGTGGTGCGGCTGTCCGTATGGCCCTGCGGCGCACCAGCCACTGTAAAGGCGTTCGCGGTGGCGTCGATGCGCCCCCAATACACCCCAGTTTTGGTGTAGAGCGGACGCTGGAACCCATCGGCCCCGTCGTCCGAGCGCGTGTAGAACCCGATGCGGCGATCGAGGAGGCCGGGGGCGACGTACATCAGAGACCCACCGGCAGCTTCAACGCCCGCAGCGTCTTGAGGACACGGGCGGCGGTATCCCGCGACACGTCCCACGTGATGCTCGTGGCCGCGCCGGTTTCCGAGGCCGCGTTCGGCGTCCGCTTCTGGTATAGGTCAGCCGCCAAATCGAGGATGCATTGGCTAATGACCGGCTCCCACAGCGTGTAGTGCTGGGACAGCGACAGGCCGCAGTCAGCGGTGATGGTATAGCGCGGGTTGCTGAAGCTGTAGGTCGCCTCGGAGTAAATCACCCCGGTGGACTCCATCACCCAATATTCGTCCGTCGAAACCGTCACCCCGTCCACGTCCACAATGCTGACGTTGGTGATTGGGCGACGGGGAAACACCATCGACACGACGGGATGGTCCGCGTCGATGGT